GTATTTTTTTTTATTTCTTGCGAATCATTTTTAATCGATGTTCCACCAATAATTGTTTTTATAACGAGTTCTGGCATCATGGCACCAAGACTTGATACAACCATCGATATTTGTTTCGCCAATTCATGGGTAGGTGCAAGTATTAAAGCTTGTGTGCATTTTTTCGTAACATCAATTGATTCTAATGTGCCAATTGTAAATGCTGCCGTTTTTCCACTACCGGATTGAGCTTGTGCAATTAATTCTTTTCCCTGAATAATATGTTGAATTGTTTTTTTTTGAATTTCACTTGGTTTTTCAAAACCATAGGCATATATACCACGCAGTAAATTTGGTTTTAAATCAAAATCATCCCAATTTTCTATTTTTTTTTCTTCGTCGTTGTTACTCATTCTTTTTTCTACAAGAATATAGTAAACTATTTCTATATCTTTTTTATGTATTGTTTTTTATGTATTGTTTTTTATGTATTGTTTTTTATGTATTGTTTTTTATGTATTGTTTTTTATTTTTTATTCATTTTCTTTGATTGAATTTTTCAACGATGTATAGGAAAACAAAATACATTACAAAAAAGATATAAAATGAATGCGTCTATAATATATATTCTAAAAAATAAAATGACAATAGCAATAGAAACAAACTCATCAGCAGCAGCCTCAGCAGCACAAATGTATAAAATAGAAGATTACGAAAAAATATTATTCGATGGTTTAAATTATAATTTACCAATGAGTGTCATTGAAATTATTCAAACATTGGGAAAGGAAATTATAATAGAACAACCTACATCAACCAATCATCCTTCAGATGATCATAAGCCAAAAAAAATATTTACAACAACATCAAATCATAATAACAACAATCGTAAATATAACAAACATAATAATAAAAAAGATGTTACGAATGAAGATTGGAACAGTATAAAAACAGTATTTAAAAGTACAAAAATAGAAAAAAAAGAAGGAATTGAAAAAAAAATGAATGATATTCGAATTTGTTTAAATAAAATATCCAATAAAAATTACGAATTACAACGAAATACAATTATTGAATATATTCAAACCATTATGGATGAAGAAAAGAAAGAATTCTCAGACGAATCTTCCGAAGAGGAAGACGATGAAGAAAACAAAAAAACAAAAGTAGAAAATGAAAATAGTAAATTAATAGCGAATGCAATTTTCGATATTGCTAGTAATAATAAATTTTATTCGGAATTATATGCATCCCTTTATAAAGATTTAATTCAACAATTCACCATTTTTTACGATATTATAGAATCTTTTATTGAACAATATAGTGATAGTATTTACAACATACATTATGTAGATCAAAATGTAGATTATGATAAATTTTGTGATTATAATAAATTCAATGATCGTCGTAAATCATTATCCAATTTTATTGTCAATTTAATGAAAAAAGATGTTTTAAAAAAATCCAACACGATGGATATTATTATGAAATTTCAAAATCTAATCTTTGAATATATCGAAATACCGAATAAAACAAACGAAGTGGAAGAAATTACTGAAAATTTATTTATACTCGTAACCATGTCCAACGACACATGTAAATCGGAAGATGAATGGAATTTGATTGTTGAAAATATAAAAAAATGCTCACAAATGAAATCAAAAGAAAAAAGTAGTCTTACAAACCGTGCGATATTTAAATATATGGATATTTTAGACTCGATATCAAAAAATAAATAACGAACTGGAAAACATAATAAAAAAATGTCTATGTAATATAATAGATAATGGTAAAATCAATGATAAATCCAGAAAAAGTCAAATATAAAGAAATCAAAGATATTGACAATGAAGATCTTGGACATGAATCCACAATTTATGAATATGATATATTTGATCGAACGATCGAAATTGCATTAGGAAAACCGAAATATCAATATACAGATGATTCTGTTATTTATTATCCAATTTACTTTCTTCATGAAAATAAAATAATCGCCAATATTGGTGTATTTGAAATAGAAAGTCATAAATTTATAGACATTTTAGATGAATTTGGTGATGTTGCATTAGAAAAAGGAAATATCATTTTATTTCATTTTGTAAATAAAGAATATATTCATCATCATATAAAAGAACAACAAACTCAAGAAGAAGCAGAAGCCACTGATAAAGATTTTGAAAATATTGAAAAAAATAAAATTTCGAATACGCCGATATCCAAAACAGAAATAAATACTTCCGATGATAACGACGACAACGATGACGATGTGACAAAAATAAAGATACCAGAAGAAAAAAAATCAAAATCACAAGAAAAAAGAAACAAACAATTAGAAAAAGGCATATTCCACACAGATGAAAATAAAAAAATACCGGTATCATTAACAGAAGAAACAAAAGAACAAGCAAATCAAATGAAAGAAGAATACACAGCATCAGATAAAAATACATGGATAGAAGATTTTATGAAAAATAATCATTATGATATTATTGAAAATGAAGGGAAGGGTGATTGCTTTTTTTTCGTCATTTGTGAAGCATTTGAACAAATAGGTAAAATAACGAGTGTTGATACATTACGAACCATATTAGCCAATGAAGCAAATGACGAAATTTATCAGCAATATCGTACGATTTATGTAAATTTTTTAGGTGAATTACAAACAAAAGAAAAAGAAATGAAAAATATTAAAAAAACAATTACAGAATTGAAAAAACGAAGTGAACGAACAAATGATAAAAAAGAAATACAGGATATACTCGATGAAGCAAATAAAATGGTAAAACAATACGATCATTTAAAATTAGAAAAAGAAGATGTAAATGAAATTATGCGAGAATTTAAATTTATGGAAGGAATAGATACCTTGGAAAAATTCAAAGAATTTATTGAAACATCGAATTATTGGGCAGATACATGGGCAATATCCACATTAGAAAAAATATTGAATATAAAAATCATGATATTATCAGAACAAAGTTATTTATCTGGTGATTATGATTCTGTATTTAGATGTGGTCAATTAAATGATGAAGAATTAGAAAAAGCGGGTAAATTCACACCAGATTATTATATAATTACATCTTACTCCGGAAATCATTATGAATTGGTTTCTTATAAAAAGAAACGAATCATGAAATTCAGTGAAATACCTTACGATATGAAATCTTTGGTTATTAATAAATGTATGGAAAAAAATGCGGGACCATATTATTTAATTCAAGATTTTCGTAATTTAAAAACCAAATTGGGATTATCACCAGATGAAGGAAATCCAAAAGAAGAGGAAGAACATATAGATTATGATTTATATGATCCAGAAATAGTATTTACATTTCATTCAAAATCAGATCCAAAACCAAAAGCTGGAAAAGGGTCCGGTGAAAAAATACCGGAAACAAAATTAACAGAATTTAATCTACTGAATAAAGAAAAACAATCTCTGGATTGGCGTCGTAAATTAGATGATACTTGGACACTTGCACAATTTACATTAGATAATCACAAATGGGCTTCCGTACAACATTTTGTATTAGGAAATCAATACAAAAAAGGATTCCCTGATTTTTATTTACAATTTTCATTGGATAGTAATAGTGAAATATCCAAAGATGTAAATATGGCAAAAGCAGCTGCAACTAAAAGTGGTAAATTCAAAGAAAAAACCAAGGAAATACTTTTACGCCCAGCAAATGTGAAAATCGATTTGGATTATGTGGAAAAAAATCGTGAAGAATCCGATCGTATTCGTGCATTAGAAGCAAAATTTACACAAAATTTAGATTTGAAAAAAATATTACTTGAAACACAGAATGCAAAATTAGTTCATTTTGTAAGGGGAATGCCACCAGAAGCAGATGAATTCTTAATGAAATTAAGAAAACAATTACAATCGTAAATTATAAATTACAAATTGTGATTGAAAATGCTAACCCACCAGAATATTTAGAATTAAAAAATAGGAGTTCTATAATATATACATCTATATTATAGAATATGTCGACCTCGACTATACAACAACCCGTGCTTACGAGTGATCAAGAAACACAAATTGTGAATTACATAAATAAATATCGAGCAAAAAATCAAGCACCACCACTTGTATGGGATAATACAATTTATGCCTTTTCACAACAATGGTCCTATCATTTGGCTTCTGTCAATTTGGTTCAACACAGTCAATCGCCATTATATGGTGAAAATATCTCTTATTTTCAAGGTTATGGGAATGATGTCATGAATTTATTGAAATTATCCATTGATGCTTGGTATAATGAAATCGCCAACTATGATTTTTCAAAACCTGGATTTTCACCATCGACTGGTCATTTTACATGTTTGGTTTGGGTATCCAGTACAAATGTAGCTATGGGAATATCTATTAATACATCTACAAATCAAGCGTATGTTACATTGAATACTTCTCCTCCTGGAAATTATATTGGTGAATTTCCACAAAATGTATTACCTATTATTACAACCCCAACACCAACACCAATCCCAACACCAATCCCAACACCAAACCCAACACCAAACCCAACACCAAACCCAACACCAAACCCAACACCAAACCCAACACCAAACCCAACCCCAACACCAACACCAAACCCAAACCCAACACCAACACCAAACCCAAACCCAAACCCAACACCAACACCAACACCACCAAATAATAAAGGGCTAATAATAAAAGAATTATACAAACTGATTCGTGAAATCAAAGCCAATCAACCATCAGCGACTTTATTAAATGAAATAAATACTCTATTATTTATGGTAAATAAAATGCCAAATTTTTAATTTTTATTCAAAACAGATTAGAAAAACAATCATATATCATATAAAAAATGAAAGTAAATCTAATTAGTTATTCTCAACCACCATCTACTACAAAATCGATTCAAGATTTAGTTGCTTATTGTGCAAGAGTATCCAATCCAGCAAATCAAAACAATACAGAAACAAATGAAAAACTGATTCGTTATTTAATCCAAAATGAACATTGGTCACCCTTAGAAATGGTAAGTGTCTGTATAGAAATTGAAACAACGAGAGATATTGCTCGACAAATTCTACGACATCGATCTTTTTCCTTCCAAGAATTTTCGCAAAGATATGCAGTTGCAAATTTAGGAATGGAAACAAGAGAAGCTAGATTGCAAGATAAAAAAAACAGACAAAATAGTATTGAAAACACCGATCTATTATTAGAAACGGAATGGGAAAAAAAACAAAAACAATTAGCAGAGACTGCGGAAGAAACATATCAATGGGCATTAGACAACGGTATTGCAAAAGAACAGGCAAGAGCGGTTTTACCAGAAGGTATGACCGTTTCCAGAATGTATGTAAATGGAACACTTCGTTCTTGGATTCATTATATTCAATTACGAAGTGGTAATGGAACACAGAAAGAACATCGAGAAGTAGCGATTGCTTGTGCTAAAGTGATAGAAACTATATTTCCAATGATTCAAGAATTTGTTTCTGATTCTACATGAAAAATCCAAAAAATTGAATTTATTTTCCAAAAACTTTTTTCATGCATCAAATAACAAATTAATAATAAATAAAAGAAAATGAACACAATGAACACAAACACAGCAACATTACCAGCAGCATCTTTACAATGGAATAGTATTTATATTCCAATTCTTCCAAAGGATTTAATGTTAGAAAACATGGAAATCAATAATGAAGAAACAATCAAAGATTATTTTGAAAACAAATTACAATTTGGAAAAGTATCACGCGTTGATTTTATAACAAAAGCATCGAAAACAGATGGAACTGCAATTTCCGTATTTATACATTTTGAAACATGGAATGAATACTCAATATCTTTCCGTGAACATATGGAAAAACAAGGTGAATATAAATTATATGGAATCAATAATAATACACCTTTTGTCAGTTCTAAAAATAAAAACATAAAAAGATTCATTACATTAAAAATCAATAAAACACCAATACCAGAAGTAAAAGAAGTTCCAAAAAATATGCATCAAATCGTCAATAATTATGCATTAATGGAAAAATTAATTGAAGAACAAAAACAAAAAATCAAAGAATTAGAAGACATGGTTACATTATTAAAAAATGAATTGATTATTACGAATTATGAAAAAGTCGATGTTGAAATGAAAGAGGATGTAGAATTTGAAAATGTAACGATTCGTCGTGAATTTGATTGTCAAAATAATTATATTCGTGAAAAAGTATTATATTAAAAATTAAAAATCGAAATCGAAAAACAAAACAAAAAACCTAAAAACCAAAAAACCAAAAAACCAAAAAAATAGAAACCACAAAGGTTTCTATTTTTTCATTCAAACATCGTCATTCGTAAAGTGTTTGTAACATCATTTACACTATAAGGTTTCAAACTTTCCATGATATGTAAATATTCCAAAAAATCCGATCGTTGATAATGTTCTCGAAAAAAGGAACAATAAGAATCCAATGTCGATTGATTTTTTACAAATACAATCGATCCACGGCACCATTCTATAAAATCATTCGAATAAAACATTAAAATCGATTTTAAAATATAATAAGAGAACACTTGTGTTTTTTCACAATATTTTTTTCTCAATTCTACATCTTTTGGAGAACTGCCATATAAATTCGAATAGGATAATCCAAAAAAATGGAGAACTTTGGCACATTGATATAAGGAGAACATTTTTTCATAATACATCATTTTCTCCATATTTTCAATCATGTTCTCCATTCTATCCCCAGAAAAGTAACAAAGAAACATGATTTGAATTGTTTCCGCCCACATTTCACAATAAGTTTCATACAATCGAACATCTGATTTTATTGGAAATAATTCAAGAATTTTTTCATCATACTCATGGTTCTCCATTTGTGAAAAATCAAAACCCATACAATGAAATGTTTCATGAATGAGAACCTTGAACCATTCTTCCTCTCTAAATATATAAATTTCAGAACAAGGAAGACAAGAGTTTGTAAATGCAGTATTCGCATCTTCCATCTCAATCACCCCGTTTTCCTTCGGTAATGTTTTTTTTAGACTTGTCATGAATAAATAAAGATGTATTTTTTGAGAACATGAATTCTTGGATGCATAAAAATTGGCAATATAGAACCACATAAATATTTTTTTCATAATATCACCCAAATTCATATTCTTTTCAAATACTAAATTGACTTGAATCTCGCGTTTTCCTACAAAAAATGTATATTTTACTACTTTTTTCGACATGTTCTCAATATGGTTTCGAATAGATTCTGGAATGAAATCATATTGTTTTCCTTTTACAAATTCTTTTGTTATTTCATAGTTGTTTGTTTCAACAAATTCTTTTTCAGATTGAAATATTAAATGAAACAATCTAGACAACCATTTTTTAGATGAAGTAGAGAACCTGGATCTAGGAAATGGTTGTTTTTGCGATATTTTATCTAAAAAAATACCAATTTCATTTGTAATTTTTTTCATATCTATTCTATCTAACGAAAAAAAATTGAACCATTGATTTTATAAAAACACTGTATGAAAAAGAAAAAATCAACCAAGATTCGATTCAAAAACCCTCAGAAAAAAACCCCAGAAAAAGAAAAAAACAAAAACAAATGGGAATAAAAAATCTGAATCGATTTTTATTAGATCATTGTAGTAAAAAATCAATAAAAAAAACACATTTAAAACAGTTTTCAAATAAAACATTAGTGATAGATACAAGTATTTATTTGTATAAATTTGTATGTGATGAAACATTACTAGAATCCATGTATTTATTTATTTCTATATTGAAACATTACAATATAAAACCGATTTTTGTATTTGATGGAAAACCACCACCGGAAAAGAAACAATTATTAATTCAACGAAGAATTGAAAAAATAGAAGCTGAACAAAAATACAATGAAATACAAAAAAATATGGAAACGATGGAAGACAAAGAACAAGCCATCCATGAAATGGAATATTTACGAAAGCAATTTATTCGAATTAAAGAAGACGATATTTTAAAAGTCAAAGAGTTGATGAATTATTATGGAGTCACATATTACGATGCGAATGGAGAAGCCGATTTATTATGCATTCAATTAGTAAAAACAGGTATTGCATGGGGATGTATTAGTGATGATATGGATATGTTTCTTTATGGTTGTGCAAAAGTAATACGACATATTAGTCTATTAAATCATACGGCGATATTTTATGATACTGAAAATATACTGAATGATTTGAATATGACACAAGAAACTTTTTGTGATATTATGGTATTGTCGGGGACAGATTACAATATAAATTCGGAAACGAATTTATATGATACAATGAAATGGTATTCTAAGTATACAGATTCTATGAAACTGATCGATGAAAAAATAGGATTTTATCCATGGTTATTTGAAAATACCAAATATATTCTTGATTATGAATCACTTATGAAAGTACGAAATTTATTCTCAATCGAATCAAATCCTGAAAATTCAGCGATTCATGAATCTACGATCAATCTACAAAATTTGCAAACATTAATGGAAACGGAAGGATTTGTATTTGTTCACCACGAATGACCGTAAAAATATTCATACAATTTTTTCATGTTTTCCATATCCAATAAACGGTTCCCATATTTCCATTCCGTTTTATTTCGAATATGAAAAATTTCTTCTCCTATAGATTCTGGTTTTACGAATTCTTCACAATCATAACGATTCAAAGAAGAAAACGAAGAAGAATCATGAAAAAATCGTTTTACAATTATGGTAATAACAACATCATCCGGGTAATAAAGAATATCATCAGACAATGCATTTTTTTCAAATATTTCATTTAAAAAGAATGTAACAAGATCACTGGAAAGAATAAATCCAGCACCTGATAATAATTCTTTTGGTGCAGTAGCTGCATAGTTTACTGTAGGTTGTGAATCTAAAAAAGAGTATAATCGATCCAATATAAAAAAAGAAGAAAGATTGGTTCTTAAAATATAATCATAAGTAAAATATTTTTCACATACCTTCATTCCAGCAATTGTTTTGTATAAAATTCCAGGTTCAAATGATTCTAGTTGTTTATAAGTAATTGTATCGTTGGAAATCCAAACATCTGTCGGAATATTTACATCCGAAGTTAAAAAAAAACATTTGATATTTGGATGGGAATTCATGTATTTACGCCAATATTCTTGAAATACAATAGAATGTTCTCCATCATTCGATGAAATAATCAATAGAATGATACGATAATGATTTTTTTTTATGGATTCTATAGAAGAAGAAGAATCGAATGAAAAACTATCTAGTTGGAACATTGTATTGTATAATAAATAAAATATTCTTTTTACATTTTTTACCATATTATTTATAATATTCTTCCGATTCTGGTTCCAATTCCAATTCCATATCCCTTGGGGTTGTTTCTATAAATGAATTCTTCAACGGTGTAAAATGGGAATTGAGTTTATGATAACTTGCTGGATTCTGCAATTTACAAATTTTATGAGTAGACAGGTGTATCATTGAATGATTCTTTGAACATCCATTTTTTTTGGTGCAAACAAATAAACAATTTTCTATTTTTTTCACCCATTGAATACATTTTTCGTTGATGATGGTATTATCATCCGTTTTTAAGTAAGTATTTATTTTTTCTGTATTCATCAGTATATTCAATCCTAATTCGAAATTTCTATATTGTTTTTTTATTTTGATATATACCAGTGAAGATTTGAAACCGCACCCCTACGGGGTGCTATGGTTCTAACTGGTAACTTAGTTAAAGTTTCATCCGCTATTCAGTTTGAAGGATTGAAATCTTCAACAGTGTAAATTATATAATACTGGATAAATAAGAACCTTTATAATCGGTATTTCCAGTATGTGTTAAATTAATAGTAACATCAATCCAAATAGAACCGCCCATTTTTTTCCAACGATGACAAAATAACCAATCTTCGGATAAATAATGACCTTCTTCTACACCACAATCAAATAAAGCATAAGCATAATCGTTTTGAGAACCATATAAATATCCAACATCATCCGTATATTTTGTAGAAGGAAATGCTTGTGACATTTTTTCAATACAATCACGACGAATCATCATGAATCCAGTAGCTAAATGTTTTACTTTTGCTAAATTTTGATCAATGGATAATGTAGGTTCTAGATAATTGATATTATATTTTAATAAATTATGTTCAATCATATCTGTATCTGAAATTATTTCACTGAATTGACTATTCTTTTTTCTTTCCAGAATTTTTTGTATTGGATTTGGATTGGTAGGACTAGGTATTATTTTATCGAAAAAATATCGTTTTAATGGATATACACCACCAACTAATGGTTTATTTGCTAATAATAATTTAATAATATCCATTGGTGACCATGTAATATCCGCGTCAATAAATAACATATGTGTAGTCTCTACATCGCTCATTGCTTTGGCTATTAAATTATTACGCGCTCT